CGCTGGCAGGCCGCCAACCCCGGCAAGCTGGCCGTCTTCGTCGCCCACCGCAAGGAGCTCATCCAGCAGGCCGCGGCCACCATCGCCCGCTTCGGCATCAGCAACGTCAAGTGCCTGTCCGTCTTCGCCAGCGACTGGGACGTGTCCGCTGAAGACCGCCAGACCGCCTTGGTCGTCTTCGACGAAGCCCACCACGCCGTCGCCGCTTCCTGGAACGCCTTCTCCTCCCACTTCACCGGCCCGAAGGTCGCCGTGACCGCGACGCCCGACCGAGCCGACCGCCAGCGCCTCGAGGACGTGGGCTTCGCTCTGGCCTACCAGATTGCGATCCGCACGCTCATCGACGCCGGCCACCTCGTCCGACCGATGGCCTACAAGATGCCCATCACCCTCTCGCCCGCCCTCATCAGCGGCGCCTACGAGGACAGCATCATCGCTATGTCCGACCTCCTCATCGCGGAGCTCAAGCGCTGGGAGCGCAAGCGCACGATCATCTTCCTGCCCGACGTCGATTCCTGCCGCCGCTTCGCCGACGTGCTGACCGCCCGCGGGCTCCGCACGGCCAGCATCGAAGGCACGATGCACTCCTACATCCGTTCCTCGGCCATCGAGCGCTTCAAGGCCGGCGAGATTGATTGCCTGTGCAACGTCAACATCCTCACCGAAGGCTTCGACGCCCCCGAGACCGATTGCGTGGTGATGTTCCGACCCACCCAGTCCCGAGCCCTGTTCGCCCAGATGATCGGCCGCGGCCTCCGCACGGCTCCGGGCAAGACCGATTGCCTCATCCTCGACCCGATGTGGGTCGCCGGCGAGAACGTCTTCCAGCCCGCCGACGCCTTCACGATGCACCCCAAGTCCAAGGCCAAGCAGCGGGACGGCGGGTACGACCCCGTGGGCGAGGCCGATATGGTAGACCAGGAGACGGAGCGCGAGGTGGTCGCCCGCATCATCGCCGAGGCGTCCAAGGCCGAAGCCAAGGAAGCCCGCGAGAAGGGGCTTGTAGACCTCTCCACGGCCGTTTCCTGCTTCGGCTATGTCCTACCCTCGGACGAGGCCGGCGAGCCCGCCACCGGGCCGCAGAGGGGCATCCTCGAGTCGTTCAAGGTCTATGCCTCGGCCGGGATGACCCGCGTGCAGGCCGACTGGATGATCCGCAAGCTGCACCAGCGCCAAGCCCTCGGGCTGGCCACGGTGAAGCAAGTCCGCAAGCTCATCCAGTTCAACGTGAAGAACGCTTCCCTCTTGACGATGGCCCAGGCTTCGGCATCTATTAGCCGCGACTGGAGGATGTCCTACCGCCGATGAACGACTACACCCCCGAGCAATTGGCCGAGATCATCGCCAAGTACCGCTACAACGCCGTCCAAGACCGCTACCGCATCGAGCGGTTGACCATCGAGAACATCGAACTCCAGAAACAAGTTGAAAACCTCAAGAAGCAAATTGAAGCCAATGGCAAAGCCTCCGCTTAAATTGACCGAGTACGTCAGCAAGATGCCACGCCGGTGCCACGCCCTGCTGGTCATCCTGGACGGCGGCAAGGTCGAGAACCCCGAGTTCGTCTGCTACCGCCGCGAAGGCGACAGCGACGAGTGCTTCACGACGGCGATGGCCAAGTGGCGCCGGCGAGTGCTGCCGACCCTTACGCGGTCTAACGTGGAGTTCTGGGAACTTCACAATGGCGAGCTGACCAAGGTGAACCTCCTCAACCGATGAAGACGAATTTCTGCGCCCTCAAGACCTTGCGACGCAAACTGGGGGGGGCTATTGGACGAAACTGCCACGCCTCCTTCTCGCCCCAGGAAGCCGTGAAGATCCTTTCCTACCTAGATGAAAAATTCCCAAAGCCGAAGAACGTCCGGCGGCCGGCGTACGAAGACAAAGTCCTTTCCAAGCTCCGCGCCTAGCGTCACGCGGGCGTGGAAGCGGTTCGTCGCCGTGGGGTGCTCCCACGGCATCTACGCCGACCCCAAGGCATTGGAGTCGGTTCTTCGTTTTATGGAGGGGTACAAGCCCACGGAACGTATCCACCTGGGGGACTTCACCGATATGTCTGCCTTTATGGGTGGCTCCAACGGCGAAGGGGACGCGGTGAAGCCAGACCTTATGTCCGGCGTCGAATTCCTGGAGCGGATGAAGGCCACCCGTATCTTGTGCGGGAACCACGAAGCCCGCTTGTGGCGCGATCGCGGAAGCCACAACCAACTGCGGGCGATGTCGGCCGAGGCGTGCATCTACGCCATCGAGACAACGGCCTTGAAGCTGCACGCCCAGCTCTACCCATACACCGGCATCTGGCAGGCCGTCCCGCTCGGGAACTTCGTCTTCACGCACGGCACGGTCTACAACGAGAACAGCGCCCGAGATATGGCCGAGATCTACGGGAACGTCATCTTCGCCCACACGCACAAGGCGAGCGTCCAGGCTGCCCGCACGTTCCGTCAGGCCATCGGGATGTCGGTCGGCACGCTGACCCGCCGGGGGGCTATGGACTACGCGAACACGCGTCGCTCGACGCTGGCGTGGTCGCAGGGGTTCGCCTATGGCGAGTACTGCGAAACCGAGCTGCATCCGCAACTGCACATCCACGACGGGGGGGCTGAATGGAAACTCCCGCTGTAAAGGCCCAGCGGTTGCTGGAGCAACTGTACCGGCAACGCCAGGGCGAGGTCGACGCGGTGCCGAAGGGCTATATGTCCGTGAAGCAATACGGCAAGCTATGGAAGATGGGACGCACGAACACGGAGCGCTTGCTGAAGAAGGCGGTGAAGAACAAGATGGTCAAGGTCGTGCGGATTCGGCAGGTGGTGAACGGAAGATTGATGGTCTTGAGTTTTTACGGTTGACGCATACGGGGGGCGTGGCAAAGTCAGCACGCCACCAGTATGAAGCCAATTGCTTTCAAAGTTAGGGGGGGGGGGGAACTACTCCGGCACAAAAGGAGGAGCCGTCCGTCCTAACGAAAAAGGCGGGACTGGAGCCTTGTGGTACATCGACAAGACCTTCACCATCGCCAGCACCCAAGACCAATTCATCGCCGTACCTGCAAACCTACAGCAGACCATTTCACCTATGAGCCAACCTACATCCACCCCTCAAACAAACATCCGTTTCCTTTCCGTCTGCAGCGGTATGGAAGCCGCGTCCGTCGCTTGGGAACCCCTCGGCTGGAAGGCCGTAGGCTTTTCCGAGATCGAACCCTTTCCCTGCGCCGTCCTCGCACATCGTTTCCCTAACACACCAAACTATGGCTCACTCACCGAATACCAATCCTGGCCAATCGAAACTGGTTCAATCGACCTTCTGGTCGGAGGAACCCCTTGCCAGTCCTTCTCCGTCGCCGGCCTCCGCAAAGGGCTCGCCGACCCCCGCGGGAACCTCGCCCTCGTCTTTCTTGGACTTGCTGATAAGCTCAAACCCCGCTGGATCGTCTGGGAAAACGTCCCTGGCGTCCTGTCATCGGACGGAGGACGGGATTTTGGTTCCTTCCTCGGGGCGTTGGAACAACTCGGGTATGGGTGGGCCTACCGGGTCTTGGACGCTCAATACTTCGGAGTACCCCAACGCCGTCGTCGAGTCTTCGTTGTCGCAAGTCTTGGAGGTCGGGACGTTGCCGCCTCGGTTCTTCTTAAGCCCGAAAGCGTGTGCTGGAATCCTGCGCCGCGCCGAAAGAAGGGGCAAACAACTGCCGCCGATGCTGGAACAGGCGTTGAGGCAGGCGGTCGCAAATGGCCCGCTGATACAGCCTGCACCTTGAACGCATCTTTCGGCGATAAACAAGGACTAGAAGACCAGCACGCCTTGGGCGGTGGTTCTTTGTTTGTTCCTGCGCCGATCTGTATGTCAAGCGGTCAGGCAAATGCAGCCATTGCGGAAGACAAAGCCCATACGCTTAATGCTACGCACGAAACACAGACCATTGTCACCCCCGTCGTCATTGACCGGGCGGCATTTAACCAAGGCCAGAACGCCCAATACGAACCGCACATCGAGCAGACCGATGTGATGGACTCGCTGGTGGCCCGCGGCCCGCACGCCGTCGGTGTACCCTTCCGCAAGTCCAAGCGGGCGCAGTCCACTACCGACAACGAGACTTGGGTCGTGGCCGATGCGAGCAACACGCTCAACAACTTCGACCTCGGCGACACCCGCACGACCCACGCGGTGGTTGAGCAGCAAGTCTGCGAGAACCACCCTAACGACTCACGCATCACCGGCCCGCTTGATGTAGCTCCTACGGTCGTTTCTCGCTTTGGAACAGGCGGTGGCAATGTGCCGCTGGTTAACAATGAGCCAATCACCTTCCAGCCGGGCAACCTCCGACGCGAGGCTGGTGCGGAACCATCGACCGTTGCGACCACTACGCTTAAGGCCAGTATGGGCGACCAGATGCCGCATATTGCAACCGCTATGGCCGTCCGTCGCCTCACCCCTGTCGAATGCGAGCGGCTCCAGGGTTTCCCCGATAACTGGTCGCAAATCCCTTGGAAGGGCAAGCCCGCAGACCAATGCCCCGACGGCCCACGCTACAAGTGCGCCGGCAACTCGATGGCCGTCCCTGTGATGCGCTGGATCGGCGAGCAGATTGCCCGCGTCGAAAATGAAAAATAAAATCATCTGGATTAAATGCAAGGATTGCGACGACTATTACTGCTTGAAGCACAAGAAGCACGCAGCAGATTGTAAGTGTCCACCCATCGAAAAGCATAAATATTGCCCATATACGGGCGTAAAAATTAAAGCCACCAAATGACCTTACAAGACCGCATCACGGGAGCCCGTGCCTACCTCGCCAAGCTGCCGCCGGCCATCGCCGGTCAAGGCGGGCATCCCGCAACCTATCGTGCCGCGAGCATCCTGGCCAACGGCTTCGAGCTCGGCTACGAGGACGCCTGGACGCTGCTCAACGAGTGGAACCTATCCCATTGCTCGCCCAACTGGTCGGAGAAGGACTTGCGGCATAAGCTCAACGACGCCTTCGTGAAGCCCCACGAAAGACCCCGCGGCTGGTTGGCCAAGGGCAAAGAGCGCCGCGTCGGCGCCAACGGCCGGCTCATCTTCGACCCGAAGGCCGTCGCCGAGATTGTGCAGGCCCAGACCCCGCTATGCACGGCCGACGTGCTCATCCATTGCTTCAAGGACGAGGACGTCATCTGCATCACCAACGAGGCCGGTCAGACCGATGAGGGCAAGTGGTTCCCGGCGTCCAAGGGGATGTTCCTCACCCGTGCCGAGTGGCTGGCCAAGTTCTTCGGCCCCGACGCCAAGGCGGCCAAGCATTTCAAGGACACCGAGCAGGGCGCGTGGATCCGCATCAACCCGTTCAAGAAGGACGACTTCACAGGCACGGACGCCGCGGTCGCCGAGTTCCGGCACGTCCTGGTCGAGTTTGACAACAAGTCGAGGGACGAGCAGCTCGCCATCTTCCAGCAGTCCAACCTACCCATCAGCCTGCTCGTCGAGTCGGGCGGCAAGTCAGTCCACGCCTGGGTACGGGTGGACGCCGCCGACAAGGCCCAATGGGAGGAACGCCGCAACCGCGTCTACGAGTACCTCGCCGACCACGAACCAGATCCCCAGAACAAGAACCCTTCCCGCTGGTCACGCCTCGGGGGGATTATGCGTGGGGACAAGGAGCAGAAGATCGTGGCGTTCAACATCGGCGCCAAGGACTGGGACGACTTCACGGCTTGGTCGGAAGGCCAGGACGTGCCGGCAGACCTCGGGCTCGACGTCCTGCTGAACTACGACTTCAAGAACGACCCCAACAAGATGGTCGGCAACGGCCGCTACCTGTGCAAGGGGGCTTCGCTGCTCATCACCGGGCAGTCGGGCATCGGCAAGTCGTCCTTCGTGATGCAGATGGCCTTGTCGTGGGCGACGGGTCGGGAGCTGTTCGGCATCCCGTGCGTGCGCCCGCTCCGCATCGGCGTCGTGCAGGCCGAGTGCGACATTGGGGATTTATCCGAATCGCTCCAGGGCGTGTGCTCCGGGATGGCCCTGCGTCCCGCGGAGTTCGACCTCGTCCGCGAGAACCTCAAGTTCTTTATGGAGTCGGGCAAGACCGGCAAGGACTTCACCGACCTCGTCCGCAAGCTCATCACCCGCCACAAGCTGGATATGATCGTGGTCGACCCGTTGCTGGCCTACATCGGCGGGGACATCAACAAGCAGGAGGTCTGCTCCAATTTCCTGCGTACCCTCATCGACCCCATCCTCAAGGAGACGGGCTGCATTATGGTCATCATCCACCACGAAGGTAAGCCGAAGGCCAAGGAGGTGCTCGAGGAGCAGACCATCTCGGATATGATGTATAGCGGTACCGGGTCGGCAGAGTTAGTGAACTGGGCGAGGGCCACGATCACCGTGCGCCGCGAGTCCAAGGACAAGCCCATCTTCTCGTTCAACCTCACGAAGCGAGGCAAGGAGGCCGGGATGCGTCACCCCGACGGAAAGCCCACGCTGTCCATCAAACTGAAGCACGCCGACCACAAGGTGCTCTGGGAGGTCGCCCCGATGGCGCCGGCCTTCGAGCTCTTGAAGGTGGGCCAGCAGTACGCCTACTATGCTACCAAGCCCCGCCTATCCCGCAAGGCTTTGCTGGACGAATTGACGGGGGAGCATAACCTCCAGTTCGCCCAGGCCGAGTCCCTCATCAAGGCGATGGTGACCAATGCCATCCTTCGCCCGCGTAAGGTTGGGGCGGCCCTGTACTACGAGGGGACGAAGGTCGAGGACGCCAAATCCGAATAAAGGAAGACCGCCCCGTGCCTTTCGGTAGAGGGGGCGGCCGTTATAAGTGTTTAAACCCGCTAGGAAGCCTTTTGTTTCCAAATCCGTATACAGACCGCTACCCCGACGCCAAAGCAGCCTACGGCCAAAGCCCAGCCCAAATCCCGGCAAGCCTTGAGGGCCATCGTGGCCGACGATAGGTTGTGCTCGAGGTTTTTGTCGTCCGACTTGGTGCCGGCGTCCGTGATCAGCATAACCATCGCATTGGTGTCCTGGAACGAATCCAAGACGAACCCGCAGATGTAGGCGGTGGCGATGGCGGCTAGGGCAGAAAAAGCCACCAAGCCAGCAACAGCAATAAGGAGATTAGCATCACTTCCGCTTGCGCTTTGCTTTGCCATTGGAACCTCCCTTCACCTTGGACAGTTCGGCTTCCCCCCGCTTCTTGACGTACTTGAGCAGGAAATCCAGGCATTCCGGCGCGCTATAACCGCTTGCCCCGATTACGGCCATACGAAGGCCAGGGGACTGGATATGGTCTTGGATGCCGTAGCCGACGAGCGCCGCGGTGATGGCGGCGGCCGAGACGCGACGTACGACCCATCCAAAGGTGACGGGCTCCGTGGATAGGAGCAGCCGTGCCGTCATCGCCAGTCCCCCGAGCACCGAAGCCACCAAGCCGTCCTTGACGATGGCCTGTGTCTGTTCGTGGTCGATGGGCGGGGTGGGCGGGCTCATTGTTTGACGCGGCGGTATCCCTCACGCCAGAGGACTTCAGTGACGACCGATGTGAGTTTGCGGACGTGGGCTTCCGTCAGGTCGAAGTCGCCGACGTGCAGCGCTTCGTGCACCACGGTGTTCATCCGGCTCTTCTCCGTGGCGTGCTTGGCGTTGATGCGGATGGTGTAGGAGTCTCCCTCCTTGATGGCCTGTCCGAGCAACCGACCGCCCAGCCTAGCCTCCTTGATTTTTATCTTCTTCTTGAGGGGCATCGGGCTTTGGGTGTTTGAACCACCAGAGGGCGACGCCGACCACGGCCGACAAGGCCACGATGCCGACGACCGCAGGGACGAAGTAAGGGGAGGCGAACAGGAAAGGCAACGCACCGATGGCTGAACCCACCGCAAATGCCCCCAGAGCCCGGATGTATTGCCCGAGGATGGCGAGGCATAGGGCGGCGAGGAAACAGGCTCCAGCGGCCACGGTGAAGGCGTTGCGGATGCCCTCCGTCTTGACCCGCTCCACCTCGGCCTTGAGTTCCGTCACCTTGGCGTTGGCCGTTTCGAGGGCGGCCTTGTTCTTGTTGGCGTCCTGTTCGGCCTTGGCCCAGTTGGCGTCGATGACGGCGAGCAGCTTGGCGCCCGCTTCCATCGCCCGCTTGTATTCCTCGGGGTTGTTCCGCTCCACGCGGTTGGCGATGTAGGCGAGGTTGTGCGGGTCGGGCGGGGGAAGGTAGGAGGCCACGACGGCCAGTTCCTTCTCGACGACCTCGGCCTTGCCTTGGGCGTTGGCGTTGCGGGCGACCTGCACCCCAGCGGACACGCGGGCATCGGCCTTGTCGATCTGGTCGCCGACCTTGGCAAAGTTGTCGGGCGGTGGCGTGGCCGTGCCGGTGCCTTCCGTGGAGGCCGAAGGACAGCCGACCAGGAGCAAAAGGGAAAAGACCAAAATCAGACGCATCGTATTCTGGTCTAGACCGATTTACGCTTACTTGTTGTCGGGCGACTTGA